CGCGTCGCTGTCCCGGGTACCCGCGGTCGTGCTCAACATCAGCGAGGGCCTGGCCGGATCGTCGCTCAACCAGGGCAACTTCGGGGCCGCCCGCCGGCAGTTCTCCGACGGCTGGCTGTCACCCACCTGGCGCAGCCTCTCGGCCGCTCTGGCCAAGCTCGTCGACGTCCCGGACGACGCCGACCTGTGGACCGACTCGTCGGATGTCCCGTTCCTCCGTGAGGACGAGAAGGACGCGGCGTCGATCGAGCAGATCAAGGCGTCCACGATCCGCCAGCTCGTCGACGGTGGCTTCGATCCGAGGTCGGTGGTCGACGCCGTGGCCCGCCAGGACATGACCCTCCTCAAGCACACCGGGAAGCTCTCGGTCCAGCTGCAGGAACCCGGCGCCGCCGCCCCAGCCGCGGCAACCGACGCCTGACCCTCGGAGGTCACCACCATGGACACCCCGCAGATCGACATCGTCCGCGCCCACCTGTCAGGTCTCGCGCTGCGCGCCGACGACGAGGGCCAGGCCGACGACGGCATGCCGACGATGATCGGCCACTTCTCCCGCTTCGACAGCTGGTATGAGATCCACTCGTACTGGGAGGGCGACTTCCTCGAGCGGTTCGTGCCCGGCTCCTTCCGGGAGACGTTCGCCGAGCACCACGACGCGGAGGACCCGCACCGGATCAAGGTGCAGTTCCAGCACGGCTACGACTCCGCCGTCGGCCAGCGACTCCTCGGCCCGCTCGCCGACCTCCGCGAGGACAAGGTCGGCGGCTACTACGAGGTCCCCCTGTTCGACACCTCGTACAACCACGACCTCATCCCCGGGCTGCGCGCCGGCGAGTACGGCGCCTCGTTCCGCTTCCGGGTCCTGCAGGAGGAGTGGAACGACGAGCCGGGCCGCTCCGACCACAACCCCGACGGACTCCCCGAGCGCACCATCACCGGTGCCCGCGTGTTCGAGCTCGGCCCCGTCGCCTTCGGCGCGAGCCCCACGGCGACAGCGGGCCTCCGGTCCCTGACCGACCAGTACTACGACGCCGTGCGCGCCGTGCACCCCTCGACCTTCGAGGACGTGTGCAGGGCCGCGGGGCGCGAGATCCCCACCGGGCGAGTCGCTGCGCGGAGCACGGCTGGCGGTGGCCAGGACGACGACGAGTCGTCCACCCAGCAACACCCCCACGTCAGCCCCGAGGCCCGCCACCGGGACCTCCGCATGAAGGGAATCATCCGATGACCCCCGAAGAGATCCGCGCAGCGATCGAGTACCTCGACGCCTGCATCCGTGAGCTGCACCAGGACGCCGACGGCAGCCTGCGCAGCCTCGACGACGACGAGCAGACCCGCTTCGACGAGGGCCTGGCTGAGCGTGCGCGCCTGGCCGGTCTCCTCGTCCGCGCCGAGCGCATCGAGGCCCAGGCCACCGTGCCCGGCGCCACCGTGCCCGGCGACGACCGCGGCGTGTTCCAGCACCAGCGCAAGGTCGAGGCCTACGCCGGCGAGGACCTCCGGTACCTCCGCCCCGGCGAGATCCGGGACAAGGCGCTCAAGGTCCTCGACGACACCCGCGCCACCGAGCACCTCGGCGGCGAACGGGCCAAGACCGTCAGCACCCCGGCCGGCGACATCACCGTCACCGCGTCGACGCGCGCCGACGAGGTCCAGGCCCATGTCGAGCGGCTGGTCCGCACGTCGTCGAAGAACCTCGACGGCTCGCAGATCGCCCGCCGGCTCGTCGTCACCGAGAACGACGCGTACCGCACGGCGTTCCAGAAGCTGGTCACCCAGCCGATGCCGGTGCTGACCCCCGAGGAGTCCCGCGCCGTGCAGGCCTTCGAGGAGGTCCGCGCCATGAGCATCGGCACCGACGCCTCCGGCGGCTTCGGTGTCCCCGTGCTGATCGACCCGTCGATCATCCTCACGGCGCAGGGCAGCCTCAACCCGTTCCGGCGCATCGCCCGCGTCGAGACCATCACCAACGACGAGTGGAAGGGCGTCAGCTCGGCCGGGGTCACCTGGTCGTACGACGCCGAGGCCGCGACGGTCTCGGACGACAGCCCGACCCTCGGGCAGCCCAACGTCGTCGCCCACATGGCGCGGGGCTTCATCCCCTACTCGATCGAGGTCGGGGGCGACTACCCCGGCTTCGCGTCGGAGATGAGCACCCTGCTCATGGAGGGCTACGACGAGCTCCAGGCCCAGGCGTTCGCCACGGGCTCCGGCTCCGGTCAGCCCTTCGGCATCTTCACCGCGCTCGACGCCAACACCAACGTCGAGGTCGTCGTGACGACCGACGGCGCGTTCGGTGGCGTCGACATCAACAAGGTGTGGGGCGCCCTCCCGGACCGGTACAAGGGCAACGCCACCTGGGTGATGAGCCACGACGTCGGCAACGAGGTCGCCACGTTCGGCAACGGCAACAACCTGTCGTTCCTCACGGTCGACCTGACCGGCGTGGCCGAGACGATCCGGAAGCGGCCGATCGAGTACGCCTCGTACGCGCCCGACTTCACCGGCACCACGGGCGCCAGCAACGTCCTGGTCGTCGGCGACTTCCGGAACTACCTCATCGCAGAGCGTGCCGGCATGTCGGTCGAGCTGGTCCCGCACCTGTTCGACATCACCAACAACCGGCCCACCGGTCAGCGCGGCTGGTTCGCGTGGGCCCGCCACGGCGCCGACAGCGTCAACGACCTCGGGTTCCGCCTCCTGCAGAACCAGTAGGTCACGTCCTGATGGGTCGCCCGCCGTCGGGGTCGGGCGACCCATCAGATCACCCCGGCAACTCCCCGGCAGGAAGGACACCTTCGATGACCATCGTCTACGCCAAGAGCACCGTCGTGCTCGCCCACGCCGGCCAGCGCATCCCCGTCCGCGCCGGCGAAGCGTGGGACGGCAACGACCCGCTCGTCGCCCAGTACCCCAACGAGTTCACCCCGGCGCCCCGCGCCGTGCGCGTCACGACCAACCCGCAGGGCTGGGACGAGGCGCCCGTCGAGGCGGCCACCGCCACCCCCGGCGAGAAGCGCCAGACCCGGCGTCGCCGCGATGGGTGACGCTGTCGCCGTCGCCTACGTCCACCCCAACGAGGTCGCGCACTCCTGGCACACCTGCTACGTGAACCTCCTCGGCCACGACCTCACAGCCCACCAGCGGGTGCTGCGAGGCGGGTTCGTGGCCACCAGGTGCGGCACCGGCGGGATCGTCGAGGCCCGCAACAAGGCCGTCGAGCAGTTCCTCGCGGACGACGCAGCTGACTGGCTGTGGTGGATCGACACCGACATGGGCTTCGCCCCGGACACCGTCGACCGGCTCATGGCGGCCGCGGACCCCGACGAACGCCCGATCGTCGGAGCGCTGTGCTTCTCGCAGCGCGAGGTTGAACCGGACGGCATGGGCGGCTACCGGTGCCAGCCGTGCCCCACCCTGTACCAGTGGGCGCAGGTCGGCGACGACCGGCAGGGCTTCACCGCCTGGCTCGACTACCCGGCCGACACGCTGACCCAGGTGGCCGCCACCGGCTCCGCGTGCATCCTCATCCACCGCACCGTGCTCGAAAAGCTCGCCGCCGAGCACGGCCCCAACTGGTACTCCCGGCTGCTCAACCCGAGCACCGGCCAGCTCCTGTCCGAGGACCTGTCGTTCTGCGCCCGTGCGGGCGCCGCCGGCCTCCCCGTCTTCGTCGACACGAGCGTGAAGACGTCGCACCTCAAGCCGATCTGGCTGGCTGAGGGCGACTACCGCCCGTAGGCCGGCGCCGGGGCGTGCTCCCCGGCGCCGGGCTACGCCTCGAGCACGAGAGGCACCACCCCATGGAGATCACGATCCCGCGCTCGCGCGTCTGGGTCCTCAACGTCAACCCCGGCCAAGTCGCCACCGAGTTCGCCGACTCGCTCATGGCCGTCGCCCTCGCCGACGTCCGCGAAGGCTGGGGCTTCTTCGCCGGCAAGTACGAGGTCCGTTCGGGCGCCAACGTCGCCCACGCCCGCAACATCCTGGCCGCCCAGTTCCTCGACACCACCGACGGCGACTGGGCGCTGTTCATCGACTCCGACATGGTGCTCCCCGAGGACACGATCGCCCGGATGCTCGCCGCCGCCACCCAGGCCGACACGAAGATCGTCGGCGCCCTATGCGTCGCCGTCGACAAGGACGGGCCGCGCCCCACGATCTTTCAGCATGCCGCCCACGCCGTCACGCTGCAGGTGCTGGACTACCCGGACGACACGCTCCTGCAGGTGGCTGCCACGGGCACCGCATGCCTACTGATCCACAGGTCCGTGCTCGAGGCGATGCGCGCTGCGGCGCCCGACAACCCGGCGTTCTGCTGGTTCCAGGAGACCGTCACCAAGGGCCGGTGGGTCGGCGAGGACATCGAGTTCTGCCTGCGGGCCGGACAGCTCGGCCACACCGTGTACGTCGACACGACCCTCGCCGTCGGTCATGCCAAGTGGGGTCGCGTCTGGTGGCCCGACGACATCCGCAACGCAGCCCTGCTGCCCAAGCGGCCCGTCGTCGCCGTCATCCCCACCCGCGGTACCGGCGGCATGGTGTCCGATCTGGTCGACCAGCTCGTCGCCCAGGGCGAAGCCGACGAGATCATCGTGCTCAACAACGGCGAGGTGCCCTCGGACCTGGCGGCAACCGTGCTGGCCGCCGACCCGGAGGCCGGCATCCACGCCTGGTGGAACCAGGGCGCCGAGCACGCCATCGATCGGCACGGTCACCGCGTCCACGTCGCGTTCCTCAACGACGACCTCCGGATCGGCGACGGGTTCCTCGGTGCGCTCTCGCGGGCGCTCGACGCCGACAGCGACCTGGTGGCTGTCTCCGGCAACTACGACGGCCGGAGCGCCGCCAGGGCCGCCCTGGGCGGTCCTCACGAGCCAGTGCAGGAGGTCACCGGCATCTGCGCCGGCCGATACGACGGGACCGGCGGGCTCGCCGGCTTCGCGTTCATGACCCTCGGCACGCTGTTCACCTCGGGCTACCGGTTCCCCGAGGAGTGCAAGTGGTGGTACGGCGACAACGACCTCGTCCAGACGATCGCCGCCGGCGGCGGCAAGACCGGCATCGCGATCCGCGCCGAGGTCGAGCACCTCGACGGCGGGGGCCGCACCGCTGTCGACTGGTCGTCCCCCGAGTACGCCGCCCAGCTCGCGGCGGACGGCGAGAAGTACAGGGCCAGGTGGACGCCCCGCCCGGCGGATAGTTGGGACCCGCTGGCGCTGGCCGCGGCGGCGTCGGCATGACGGCCTTCGGCCCTGTCGTAACTGCGCCGTTCCCGCACATCGTTGGCACCTGGGCCGGTGACGTCGACCTGTCCACGGTCCTCGCGGAGTTCCCCGCCCCGACCGACCCGCGGTGGCGCCGGTACGGCAACGCGAACGAGGGCAAGCTCGAAGGCCCCGCGGTGATGTGGGGGCCCGCCACCTGCCGGCTCCTGGCCGAGATGGCCGCGGCGGCCCCGGCGATCGCCGAGGTGTTCGGCATCCCGAACCTGACGATGGAGACCGCCGGGGGCGGCTACCACCTGATCCCCCCGGGCGGACACCTCGGTGTCCATGTCGACTTCAACCGGTCGCCTCGCACCGACCTCTACCGGCGGCTCAACCTCCTCGTGTACCTCAACCACGACTGGACCGACCCGGGCGGCCGGCTCGAGCTCCACGACGGCGCCGGCGTCGTGCGCGAGGTCGCTCCCGAGTTCGGCACGGCCGTGGTCTTCGAGACGTCGGACCGGTCATGGCACGGCCACCCGCGGCCCGCGGACCGCTGGCGGTTCTCGGTGGCCGCCTACTTCTTCTCGCCCGACCCGCCGCCCGGCTACAGCGATGACCACTCGACCAGGTGGCTGACCGATGCATGACGCCGTCGCCGACTACTGCCGGGCCTGGGCCACGACCGGGCCGGGGACCGGACTCGACATCGGCGGCCGAGACCTCAACGGCCATCCACGCGACCTCTGGCCTGGCGTGCGCTGGCTCGTCCTCGACCTCCGGCCCGGGCCCGGCGTCGACGTCGTCGCTGACGCCACCGTGGACCAGGACCACGGCGTCTACGACGTCGTGCTGTGCACCGAGGTGCTCGAGCACGTCGAGGACTGGCCCGCCGTCGTCGCCACCTCCGCCCGGGCGCTCGCTGCCGGCGGACGGCTCGTGATCACGTGCGCCGGCCCGGGCCGCGCGCCGCACTCCGGGATCACCGCCGCCGGCATCACGCCCGGCGAGTGGTACCGCAACGTCTCCCATCACGAGCTCGCGGCCGTCCTCGTCGAGCACGGCCTGGTGGTGGACGACTGCAGGCAGGCGGGGCTCGACACGCAGGCTGCCGCCCACAGACCCGAGGTGACCGATGGCTGATCCTCTCGACCTCCTCGCCCTCGACGAGGCGAAGCACGCCCTCAAGATCGACCTCACCGACAACCGCAAGGACGACGTCCTGCCGCGGTACATCACCGCTGTGTCCCGGTTCCTCGACCAGCGCGTCGGCCCGACCGTCGCCCGTGAGGTCACCGAGTCGCACGACGGCGGCGACTGCGAGATCAAGCTGCGGCACCGGCCCGTCCACGCGGTCACCTCGGTCACCGAGTACCGCGGCGGGACCGGCTCCCTCGTGCCAGCGTCGAGCGCGGCGGCGCCCGTGCACGGCTACATGGCCGAGCCGTACGCGCCCGACCCGACGTTGCTCAACGGCGTGCTCGTGCGCACCAGCGGCACGACCGACACCCGGTGGGCCCACGGCCGCCAGAACGTCACGGTCGTCTACGAGGCCGGCCGCTACGAGGACACGGCGAGCGTCGACGACCGGTTCAAGCAGGCCGCGGCGATCTGCCTCATCAACATGTGGCGCGACCAGCAGCAGTCCGCCGGTGGGTTCGGCGAGTTCGACGTCCCGACCGCAGCGTTCCCCACGTTCGCTCTCCCGAAGGCGGTCGCCGACATGCTCGCCGACGAGCTCTGGTACCAGCGCCCCGCGCAGGTGTGGTGATGGCCCACGCCTCCGCCTACTCGCTGACGAAGTCGGCGCTCGTCACCCGCCTCGACGCCCGCCCGGGCGTTCAGGGAGTGGCCGTGTCCTACCAGGCCCCGGTCAGCGCCACCGACGTCGAAGGACGCGGAGCGCTCGAGGCGATCTTCTGCGACGACGCCGAGGGCGACTTCGACAACCGAGTCCTCTGCGCTGGCGACCTCCGGTTCGACGAGACCCT